AGACGAAGCACTCATCAATGACTTTAAGTCGTTCGAGCAACCGCACCAACCGATCCCTCGAGACATATATTTCGAGAGAGCAGTCGCCAAGACCACAGAGATGTTCCGACCAACATCAACGCTTTACCCAGTATCGTTTCCTGATCTCAGATACTACCCCTGGAACCTGAAACCAAACGCAGAAGCGCCATGGAACCTCAATGGCTTTACCTTTACGCCGACATTTAGAAGTGTCAACGAAGAGATGACGACCCCGAAGATTCAAGAACAACAGAGTTCACTCTTACAGAAAGTGACTCGCACACTCCGATGGCTAGCCAATGGCACAGTCAAAGTATCAGACTACTTAGCTTACAAGCAATCAGTCGGTATTACCAAGGATGTCCGAACCTCATTTCACAATCTGTTCGATGAAATATTCATATTCAACCGAAACCTCGTTCACCGTATAAAAGACGGACTCGCTCCATTCTGGATCGATGGCAAACCACAAGCCTACTATTGGAACACACTACACGCAAGAGCACACGTAGTCGGACCCGATGAGCCTGATAAAATCAGAGCTGTATTTGGAGTCACTAAACTGCTACTCATGGTGGAGAACATGTTCATATGGCCGATGCAAGCCTTCTACCTCAATGAAGACAAGTCACCGTTATTATGGGGACGTGAAATCATGAAAGGTGGATGGAGACGACTGACTAACGAAGCTTATCGCTTTGGACCCAAGTCATGTTTCCTGACCCTCGACTGGTCTCAGTTCGACAAAAGGCTCCAACACGAGCTAATCCAAGTGGTTCACACTATTTGGCGTTCTTACTTCGACTTCTCAAGATACCAACCCACTTCTTTCTACCCAAACGCGAAATCCAATCCAATTAGGATCGAACGCTTATGGCAATGGATGTGTTACTCAATTACAGACACTCCGACAGCCCTTCCCGATGGCCAACTCATCAAATGGACCACAAACGGCTTTGCCTCAGGCTTTCAACAGACCCAACTGATGGACTCATTCGCTAACTTAATTATGATTCTAACCTGCCTAGCTGCGCTCGGCATCGATATAGAGAATAAACACTTCTGGATCCGAATCCAAGGAGATGACTCTCTCGTCGCTTTCTTTAGCTTCATGTTTCAAGTCTACGGACCACATTTTCTCACTAAGTTAGAAGAGACTGCCCTGTTCTACTTCAACGCCAAGGTTAATGTCAAGAAATCTCAAATATCTGACAACCTTTCCGGACTAACCGTCCTTGGTTACTTCAACAAGTATGGAATGCCGTCCCGCACAGACGAAGATCTACTTCGACACCTTTTCTTTCCTGAACGCAATCAAAACTGGGAACGCACCCTCTCAGCTGCCTTAGGACTAGGAATGGCTGCCTGTGGATGCTCGAAAGAGTTCCACTCGCTATGTCAAGCGATCATAGACGATCTAACCTCGAAAGGCTTCAAGCCTAATGTAGGATACCTTTATATTCTACTTCGCGGACAGATTCTCAACGACCCGGACGAAACCGTACCGACACAACTTCCGACAAGAACGGCTCTTTTAGCTCAAGCGAAGACGCCAACCCCTCGATCACGAGAGGATAAACAGAAGTCGTGGCCAACAGAACCAGGCGTAAGAGGCAACTTTTACTTCCTTAATGACCTGTAGGTGTGTTAATTTTTTCACAGAGACACTACTCTTATTTTCTT